ATGTCCTCGTCGCGGTCGTAGGACTCCATCTCGAACTGAAGCTCTTCGTACTGCTCCATCGCCTCGTCGTCCAGCATCCCCAGGTCAGGATGCGGGGGGACGGACAGGAAGGTTCCGTCGCTCAGTTCCATCTCGATGTCGGCGAACAGCGAGTCGTAGGCATCAGCCTGCTCCCGCGCTTGCTGGCCTGCGCTGGAAGCGGTGTGAGGAAGGTTTCGAATTTTCTCGGGCATACGCACTGGTTTACCAGATCAACCATTAAACGTCCAAACATAGGTTACCCATGTCCAACAATGATGTCCTATCATCTAAAACATGGCTGGAGTGAAATCAGAATTAGGCCTCACGGCGCTAGTAGTGGCGTCCAACGTCCGCCGACACCGCGAACGGATGGGTCTTGGCTTCGCGCAGCTGTCACGCGAGTTGGTCAGAGCCGGTCGCGACATCCCACCGCTGGGGCTTGGGCGCATCGAATCCGGTGAACGAAGAGTTGACGTCGACGAACTCACCGCGCTGGCTGCCGCGTTCGGCGTCTGCCCAGCCGCGCTGCTCATGCCGGAAGCCGAAGACCCTGAGGCAATCGTCCAACTCACCGGCACGGAGAAAGCACAGGCTCAACGAATCTGGTCGTGGCTGAACGGCTCCTACCCGCTGACGGGATCGGTGCTCGCATTCTTCAACGTCGCGCTCCCACTGTGGGAGCGCGACGCTGTTGAAGAAAAGATCGGAGCCGTGCGGTCTTAGGAGACCAACACCGACGGGCTGGTGCCGCCGGTGAACGTCCCGGTGGCGGTGAGCGTGCCGCCCTTCTTGAGGGTCACCGTGTACGGACCGCCGGCGTTGCCGGTGACGGTGAAGTCCGCGGCCACATAGCCGTCGTCCAGCGCCACCAACGCCGACAGCACGGCAGCCGCTGTCGCGTTGTGCGCGATGGTGGCCGTCGTCTTCGATCGGTAGGTGAGCGTGAAGGTGCCGCCCGTCGGGGTGCCCAGGATCGCCACAGTCTTCGCGAGCTGTGAGCTGCCCTTGATGTCCGTCCAGGCGTCTCCGCTGACCCACTCCGCGTAGTACAACGGAATGAGTTCGTTGGAGGTTGGGTCGTTGGGGTCCTTGCCGACGAAGTACGGATCGGGCAGAACGACGTATCCCAGCGTCCCGGCGTCCGGGTCGGTCTTGGACCGGCGGAAGGAGCCGATGTCGTTCAGCTTGCACAGGGAGTAGCCCTCCGCGGTGTACAGGAACTGGCCCCTCTTGCGGCGGGCGAACATCAGAATGATCTGGTACTCGGGGCCTTCGTTGTCGACCGGCTTGCCGATGTTGAAGTTTTCGGAGCCGGGATCTTCCACGATCGAATTGCCGTTGGAATCGCCGAGAGCCAGGTTCATCCGCAGGCGCTTCATCAGCGGCTTCACGGTTTCGACGCCGGTGAAGTTGATCGACAGGCCTTCGGAGGTCAGGTCGGAGTCGAAAGGCATGTTCGACTGCAAGATCATCTGATTGTCGTTGGAGATGTCCGCGGCGCGCTCCGGTCCACCGTCTTCGGTGAGCGCGCCGATCAGGTGGAATCCCTCATTCGGCTCGGGATTGGTGACCCAATCGCCGTCGACCAGGATGTGCGCGAACAGGTCGTCACGCGGCGTGCCGTCCTGAGCGAAAGGAGACCAGTAAGGCGTCGACGGATTGCCGGAAGCCCACGGGCTGATGTTGGTGGCAGCGCCACGGTTGTCGCGAATCAGGATCGCCGCAAGACCGCCTCTGGTGTTGAAGCGAGCGTCGACATCGCCGAACCCGCCTGCCCGCCACGAAGTGCCCGTTGCTGGAATCGCCATAGTCAGAACCCTTTCCTCACCTTGGATGATATGCCATCGACCGCGAATCTAGTCGTAAGTCTGCCCGAATTGGTAGCGCGCCACATACCGAATGATCTGCTCATTCTCGCGTGGCATCCGGCGCGGCGATTCGAACACCTTCATCCAATCAATCGTGCCGTCTGCTTCTAGGTATCGACCTAGTTGAAGCATCCGTGCATGAACTCTATCTTTGACATCACGCGCTGCATCTTCGCCAAGACTTTGTTCACACATGATGTCCACCTGAACCAGGGGATCGGCGGTCGATTCGTCGATATTTTCTTTGGATACAACCTGCCGAACGAGCAAAAACGGGTAAGGATCACCGGCGCGTCGAGAGACGGACGTGCGATACATCGACTTCAGCCACCCCACCACGAAGGTTTCGATGTCGGCTGGCGCGGCGTCCAGAATCTCGGCGGTCACAGTTCATGCCATTTCGAACCTTGCCTCCGGAACCTCTTGACCTCTCTTGACGCATTTAGATCTGGGTTTTCTTCAACCCAATCCTGGTACAACTCGTTATTGGTTGGCCGATTACCCCGGTCGATGGCTGGGTAGCTACTCTGACGGCGGCGCTTCTTGCCCCTCTTAGCGAATGTGCTGTTCATATCCATCTCAACCTCCGCGGCAATGCCAAACGCAGGCGTGGGCGTGTTCGCAGTTTTGTGCCAACGTCCATCCTTGATGCTGAACCAGACCCCCTGTTTGCCGTCCTGGTCTGGCCCGGTGCCGTACTCAAGGAGATGCGCAATCTCGTCATAGGTCACCGCACGGGATTTCCAGCCACCGGCGTTGCCGCCTTCAGCGCGAGTCGCTCTGACGGACTCCCTATGAATTGAATTGCGGTACTCGCCTGTGGAATAACCGCGGTCCAGATTGTCCTGAGCAACCGACTTCCAGTGAAAGACCACTTCGTCGCACATGTCTGCGAAGTTATCTTCAGTGCGGTCCAGTCGTGTCCTGTCTAACTCCATCGCTAACTCATTCATGACCTGATTCCGAGTCACCGACATAAGTCACCCCCTCTGCAGCCTCTTCCTGCGCGGCCTCTTCGTTGTTGGCGCCGTGTCGGCGAGTGTTGCGTTTCGCAACACCTTGATCTTCCGGCTCCTGCTCCACCGGCTCAGCCGACTCGGCGACTTCTTCGGTGTTGCGTTCTGCAACACCCTGACCTTCCGCCTCTTGATCCGCTGGCTCGAGATAGTCGGTCAAAACAGCGGCTTCATCCTCGCTGAGCATGACTACCTGGCCTGGGTGTTTGTATCGAAGCCCTGTGCCAACCGGGACGTAGCACGCCAGCACCACTTTGTACTTACCCATGCCCACTCCCATCAGATCTGCTTCTTGGAAACGATCGTAGCTTTGAACCAGCCGGTGAAGTCCTTAAACGGCTGAACGCCACCAACGATGAAATACTGTTTGCCGTCAACGCGAATCGCATCATCGGGCTGCAAAGCTACGATCGCCTCGCGCAACTGGGCGCTGTACTCGCCGATCGGAACCGTCGTCCTCCACAACTCGGTGGCAACGTCATACCCGATCTCAACCGCCTCCGCGTACGTCAACGGGCGGTGGTGACAACCAGGCGCGCTGGTCAGCGTTTCCACTTGCGTATACGTGCCCAACTCCCCCGGCGTGCCCGAGTCAGAGTAGGACACGAAAGTCACAACATCTGGGCCGAATGACATCTGCGCCTCAAAAGAAATCAACCGGCGCAAGCCGATAGCTGTTGAATACGCTGCTCGACGAATACAGCGCAGTCTGCACGGCGCTGGAGTAACGATCAGCCCAGCGGTAAGTAACGTCATCAACCTTTTTGGAAATAAGGTCAAGTTCACCTGGCATTTGGATCTGACTCATCTCATCGACCATCGACAGCACGGCGTAACGCCAATCAGCAGCCTCAGCCTCGGTGTAGCCATGTGTCATAACAACGTCGATGGACTGATAGCGACTCCCCCACCAGCCACTCCGGCCGCTTGCTTCTTTACGCACGGCTGCCGGCCTTGAGCTGACACCCGGCAGTCCGCCCGGGGTTACCGACACCGAAGTCAGGCTCAGTGGCGTGCCATTTTCGCTGATGCTGGTCAGTGTGACCAGCTTGCGGGTGGGGAGCATCAAGATTCTGCTGTCTGGACCATCCAACGTGACCGCATCGTCAGCGATAACCGGAGTCACG